CCAGCCAGTCAAGCCGCCTATGCCAAGGAGATTGGTGTGGATGAAACCACGCTTAGGCGGTGGAAGAATAAGCCCGTGTTCAAACAGGAATGGAAGCGTCGCATAGAGGACCTACAAGGGTCACCTGAACGCACACAGCAGTTGCTGGATAATTTGTTTGCTCGTGCCTTAGGCGGTGATAATAATTCTGCTAAATTGTATCTTCAGGCAACGGGTCGTTTGGCTCCTGTGCAACTTCAGGTTGAACACAAAGGTAATGTGACGGAGTTGTCCGATGCTGAGTTGGAGGCTATGATTGCATCTACCGCTAGGGCGGAACATGACATGCGCCGAGAACTAAAAGCATTATAAAGGAATATTATGGCTGTACCAAGTACCCAAAATTTAACTATCACTCGTGGTGATACGGAAACCGTTGTTGTCACCTTGAAAGATGGCGCTGGCGTTGCTATGGACATTACTGGTCGCACTTACCGTGCACAGATTCGTACGGCAAAAGATTCTAGTACTATTTCTGCATCTTTTTCATGTGCTATTACTAATGCTGCTGGCGGTGAGATTACATCTACTCTTAGTGCTGTAAGTAGTGCGACTTTGGCTGCTGGTAAATTTTATTGGGATTTTGAAGAAACTAATGGTGGTATTGTTACTACTATTTTGGCTGGAACTGTTACGGTATTGGCGGATGTGAGCCGCTAATGGCAACAATATATATTACTGTATCTTTGGGAGATGCAACTAACGGTATTGTTCGCACATCCACTGTTAATACTATTTCTACTGCCGCCTATGGTCCTGTCGGACCACAAGGCGCAACTGGTCTTCAGGGCATCCAAGGCAACCAAGGTACTCAGGGTCCTAGTGGTATTCTTTCTGTTGGCACAACAACTACTGGTGCAGCGGGGACATCTGCTAGTGTAGTGAACTCTGGTACACCAAGTTCTGCACTTTTTTCTTTTACCATTCCACGAGGAGATACTGGCGAGACAGGTGCGGCTGCTACTGTTGCCGCTGGAACAACAACTACGGGTGCCGCAGGTTCTAGCGCATCTGTAACTAATGTTGGCACTAGTGGTGCTGCTATTTTTGATTTCACTATTCCCCAAGGTGCGGTTGGGTTAACTGGGGATACTGGTGCACAGGGAATCCAAGGTATTCAAGGTATTCAGGGTGTCACGGGTGATACGGGTGCTGGTGTGGTTGTTGGTGGTACCGCTGGACAAGTATTATCAAAAATTGATGCAACCGATTACAATACTCAGTGGACAACAATTTCAACATCTCTTGCTGGTTTAACGGATGTTAATGTTGTTGGTGTTACAAACAATCAGGCACTAATTTATAATACCGCCACAAGTGAATGGGTGCCAGGTGTATCAGGAACTGCACCAGATGACGACCAAGCAATTTTGGCTTCACAAATATTCGGATAAAGGAAAAACATGGCAACATTTAGCAAAACAACTCTGAGCAGTTCAACGGATGGGCGTGGGATTAAAATCACTGCTACTGCATCGGGTGGCACAACGATTCATACCGCTCCAGACAATGCAACAACCTATGACGAGATTTGGCTATATGTCCAAAACACCAGTGCTTCGGATGTCAAATTGACAGTGCAGTGGGGTGGCACAGTTAGTCCTGATGATGACATAGAAGTAACCGTTGCGGCAGAAGCAGGGTTAATGTTGGTTGTTCCAGGACTTGTCTTGAAAGGCAACCCATCTGCAATTCGTGTGGTTCGCGCTTTTGCGGCTACACCCAATGTTCTCACGATTCATGGGTATGCAAACAGAATCACGGCGTAATGAAAAGTCCTAGGACTCGCCCTTCAACATTGGTTGGTCAGTGGTTTGGTAGTGCTTGGGGTACTCCTATATTTTCGCCACAGACTGCTCCAACATCGTTAAGTGCTATTCCGACTGTTACCAATGTTGCTATTTCTTTTACTCCACCATCTAATGATGGTGGTTCAGCAATTACAAATTACGAGTATTCGTTTAATAACTCAACATGGACTGCCCTATCCCCTGCAGATTCAACAAGCCCAGTCACGATTAGCGGCTTAACAGAAAGCACTGCTTATACCATTTATTTAAGAGCGGTAAATATTGTTGGTTCTGGTCCTGCTTCTTCTGGTCTTTCTGTTACTACTCTTGCAAATACCCCTTCATCTGTTGAATATCTGGTTGTTGCGGGTGGCGGTGGTGGTAGTGGTGGAACTGCAGCGGGAGGAGGCGCTGGCGGTATGCGCACTGGCAGTTTGTCCATTTCTGGTGGGATAGCATACACAGTGACATTGGGTGGTGGTGGAAGTGTGTCTGGTGGAAAAGTTGGAACAAACGGAGGGAACTCTGTTTTTTCAACCATAACTTCAACTGGTGGCGGGCGAGGTGCAACATCTAACCCATCAACAGGAGCAACTAGCGGTGGTTCAGGTGGCGGCGGTGCATATTATCCTGGTTATGGAAATCATAGTCCTGCTTCTGGTATTGCAGGACAAGGCAATAGCGGCGGCGCACAAATCATTGGTGACGGTGCCTCTTCAGGCGGTGGCGGTGGCGGTGGCGCGGGTGGGAATGGTGGCTCACCTAACGGTGGCGCAGGCGCATCATCATCCATAACTGGTGTTTCTTTAGCCTACTCGGGCGGTGGTGGCGGTGCACGATATGACGGTGGTGGCTATCCGTCAGGCTCAGGCGGTTCGGGTGTTGGCGGTGGTGGTTCTATGTACGGAGGAGGGGCAGGAGCAGCAAATCGTGGTGGTGGTGGTGGTGGTGGTTGGCTCTACAGCGGTGGTACTGGTGGAGCAGGCGGCTCAGGCATCGTGATTATTGCATATCCATCATCATTTCCTGCAATAACGGCAATTAGTGCAGGACTTGCTTATTCTGTTAGCACAGTAAGTCGTGCAGGATATAGAGTTTATACTTTTACTGGTGGAACAGGCTCGGTTATTTTCTAATGTCTAGGTGGAATACACGCTATCGGAGTGGAACACTCGTAGGTCAATGGCATGGTGATGCTTGGGCGCAAACTGTGTTTGTGACACCCACAGTTGAATACCTAGTAATTGCTGGTGGTGGTGGTGCAGGAGGCGGTAATACCTCTCCATCTGGTGGTGGTGGTGCAGGAGGTTATAGAAACAGTGCATCTTTCGCAGTATCAGGTGGTGTTGCATACACTCTGACTGTCGGTGCTGGTGGCGGTGGTGGAACTGGTGGTGTAAATGGGTCGTCTGGAAATATCTCTGTTTTTGATACTGTAACTTCTAACATAGGTGGTGGAGGGGCTAGAGATAATCTAAGCGCCCCTACTGGAACATTGGGTTCGGGTGGAGGTGGGTCTCTAACTGGAGTTGGCGCTGCTGGAACTGCTGGACAAGGCTTTGCTGGCGGTAACGGAGTCTTGTTTGGTGGTCAAGCCTCTGGCGGTGGCGGTGGTGCTGGTCAGGCTGGCTCAAACGCCGTAGCATCTGGTAGTGGCTTAGGTGGAAATGGTGGCAATGGTCTTGCATCATCAATCACTGGTACTTCTGTGACTCGTGCAGGTGGTGGAGGTGGTGCTGGATGGAGTTATTATGCGTCAGGTGGCGCAGGTGGTGGTGGGAACGCTGGCGCAGGCGGTGGGTCAAGTGGTGCAACGAATACTGGAAGCGGTGGTGGCGGTACAAACAATAACGGTACATCTGGTGGTAGCGGTGGTAGCGGAGTTGTGATTATTGCCTACCCTGATTCATTCCCTGCAATCACCACAATTAGCGCAGGATTAACATACTCTGTTAGCACAGTAAGCCGTGCTGGGTACAGGGTTTACACATTCACGGCTGGAACAGGAACTATAACTATCTAATGGCACATTACGCATTTTTAGATGAAAACAACATTGTTACCCAAGTGATTGTTGGTCGCAATGAATACGAAGTAGTTGAGGGTATCTCTGACTGGGAAGTCTATTATGGCGAACTCATGGGTCAACGATGTGTTCGCACCAGTTACAATCATAATATCCGCAAACAATATGCTGGTATAGGTTTTACCTATGACCCTATTTCCGATGTCTTTGTTTCACCACAGCCATATCCAAGTTGGTCTTTAGATGAAAACCATGATTGGCAGCCACCCAAACCCAAACCTGAGCCAGATTACGGTATGGGTTATGTTTGGGATGAAGGAACCCTGGAATGGTTCCACCTAGGGAACATTTAGTATATATATATGGCTTTAATTATTGAAAACACATTTGTCAACGGCACAC